GTCGCCGGCAATCACTCGGCCATTCGAGTCCGAATAAGTGTCGGTCGGCTCCATTGCCAAGTTCGGCACTAGCGGCCAGCGAACTTTTGTTGCCCGTACCTGATTGTCGCGACCGCGCTGCAATGGCTCGATCAGCGTCTCGCCATCCGGCGTCGGCAGAATCGTCTTCGCCACCAGCTTGTAAATGGGGGTTACGCCTTCGGCATTCGCCTCAATCAGCAATGCGCGCAGCCGCGCCGTCGCGATCCGACGGGCTTCGGTGATTTCCGCCGGGATGCGCTGCATCCCGGTGCCCTGATCAGTCAGCTCAGCAATGGCCATTGCCAAGGCGCGGGGATCAAACATCCCTGCTGTCGGAGAGGAGGAAATCTGTGCCGCAGCCGTCTCGGCTACACTTGGGGCCAAATTTGCCACAACGGATTGCATCGCGAGCTTGACAGCGGCATCCACCGCCGCCTTGAACTCAGGCCGCTCCGTTACCTCGATCGCCTCTTGGACTTCGGGCGGGCGCTTGCGGACGATCGGCGGCAATAGCCCCTGCGCCCGCTTTTCGGCGGCAAGGCGCTTACCTTCACGCACCCGCGCAAGAAATTCCTCGCGCGGCACGCCCGCGTGGTTCGAGTGCCCCGGCATCAGCGCCGCACCACGTAATTCGTTTGCACCGGATAACCACCGTAGCGAAGGCTGCGAAAGACCCGATTGAGTGGGCTCGTGAACACGGTAGGTTGTTTTAGCCTCTATCTATACAACTATTTAGCGAACGATGTAGTTATTTGCAGCAAATTTGTTCTGCAGATCGTCGCGGCCCTGAACCATGAAGGCGGCGGCTACCGTGCCAGCCGTCACGGCGGCAGACGAGACAGAAACCAGACGAATAAACCGGGGAGTCGGCATGTCGGGCGGGGTCGGCGGCATCGCCATACGCAGCACCGAATTGGCGGGCAACTGCGCCGGGGTCTTGGATCCGGTCTCGGCAAATGTCTCTGGCGTGCCGGGCTGATAGCCGCCAGACAAGCCGGTATCGATCGCACCCTGAAGGGCAAAGTTGTTGTCGCCACCGAGCGGCGCGGTGCCGATGTTAATCTGAAGATCGAGCTTCCAGATGCCGATCCCAACATCTTCGCCAAACACCGTAGTATTGCCGATGATGTTCATCGGTGCGGTTCCGACCCCTTGACCGAGCAGGTCAATCCACTGGCCAAGTTGAGTCGTAGCGACACCGCCGACCACCATCGAGGCCGGCACGCCTGCCGGGACAAAGGTTAAGCTTGCATCGAGCATCATTGGCGGATGGCCCTTTAGGTCAGCGCGGATTCGGTGACGAGAATTTGATCGACGATCTTGATCGGCACACCGCGCCACCCGGTTGTCGGGTTGCCGGCGTAGTCGTTGATCGACTGTAGGACGTTGCGATTACGCATCGACTGGATGTCCATCCAGTGCCGCGAGGTACGGTTACAGTACCAGACCGGCCGCACGCTCGATCCGGGATCGCGCGGCGCATCGGTGCGGTTGATGCCCGACAGCTTGCCTAGTGCCGGCGGCAGGATCACCGCCTCCGCCATCAGGGCGAACAGGTCGGGCGCATTCGGGCCGGCAAGGCCGGCCGCGGTCGTGTCGATATTGGCGATCCGCACCGTATAGCGCCAATCTTGCGGGCAGAGCCCGACGCGCTGGCGGAACCAGACCGTGTATGCCTCAAAGCGATTGCCGAGGCTGTCGTAAGCCGGGACAGTCTGACCCTTGTCCTCCATCGTCAGTCCGGCTTTCGAGCGCTCGGGATAGACGCCGTAGAGGGTGCGAGGCGACCAGCAACATAGCCACATCGAGGTATTGGACGCGCCGGTTCCACCAGCATTGATGACGTTGGTGGCGTTCTTCGCGGTCGCGGGGTTGATCGTGTTGTAAAAGCTCGCCAGCCCCATAAAGGCCGACGGATTGCTGACCGAGTTGCCGTACATGAAGGTCTCGGCGACGGTCTGCGACATGCCCTCCAGAAAGGCCATGTCCTCGCTCTCACAAAAGGCTTGGGGATTACCCGAGTCCTCCGCCAACTCCATATCGACCTGGCTGTAATCCTGTAGCGATGCTACCGCGACGCTCGCCTTGCCGGTCGTGCTTTTACTGTATGGCACGCCTTGGTTGTACGAGCGGTAGTATCCGCCGGGGATCGAGGTGCGAAAAACGAACTCATGACGAGTCTTACCGTTCGCTTCCACGTAGGGTATGTCGTCATTCATCTCGTTAGTTTGAGACAGCAACTCGGCGATCTCAGGGATTTCTCCCTTTGGATCAAGCCTCGTGCTCACATCGAGAAGGGTCGGCCAGGAGCCTGTCGCCATCTATTTAACCTGCCGGCATAAAAGCGCGTTGATGGCGCGCTAAAGCTCTGACAGGCTGGCGTCAATCGTATTGAGGTGTACTATACTACTTAGGCGGGAGGGCGCCGCACTAACACCTTGTCGGTCATCAGCACATGGTAATAGCTGAGCGAGATGTTGTAGCGCTCCAGCAGAATCTTTACGGGCGTTCCTTTGGCCCGTTCAGCGATCAGTTCAGCACGGATAGCGGTACGCTTTTCAGGCGGGACTTTGTAGGTTCGCGACGACTTGGGGATCGCGCTGTCGGGGATTTTAAACATCAGCCGTTCGCGACACGACCACGCCCTCTCGAATAGCGATAACTGATCCGCCCTCCCTCGCCCTGCGGAGTGGGGCGCTGATTGCCGGGCGGTGGCGCGGCGGCGGGGCCGGGCGGCACGGGGTCGGCCATGATCTTGCCGAGCGTCACCATTGCGCGAAAGAACTCGGGATTGTCGCCCATGCCGGTCAGTTCGAGCGCTTTATCGAACGCGGCGAGGCGTTCACGCGGCACGATCGCCAGGATGCCTTTGAGTGCAAGGCTTCGGTTGGTGTCAAACCCAGCCCCCCCAAGCTCGGGATCGCCTTTGATCTCTTCCTGCCAGCCACCACGCATCTTGCCAAAGCTGTCGTGCTGATACTGTAAGGTGGCGTTATCATGAGCCTCCAGGGCCGCCACGTGCAGGCCCATCAGCTTCTGCGCGACTTCGGGCGCGATACCGGACTCCCGCGCCAGCCCCACGAACTGATCCAGCGCCTCTTGTGGAAACTCGCGGCCTTCGGGTAACTCGAATTTGTACTCGACCTCAACCGGCTTCTCGCCTTCCGGTTTGGTGTCGTCAGGCTTAGCTTCTTCAGTCGCTGGCGGCGCCTCACCCTCGGGCTTAACCTCAGCGAGCGACAGCAGCGTCGGCTCGTCGGTATGCGGCTTTACCTCCGGCGGCGGCAGCTCGGTCGGCGTCTCGCCCGCAGCCGGTTCAGGCGCTGCCGGCCCCGGTTCCGCGGGTTGCGGCGGCGGCTCTACTACGACTGCGGGCGAGGGCGGCGCGACGGCCGGATCGGGCGGTGGCGCGTCTTCCGCGTGGGTCTCAGACATCCTCGTCCTTTCGCTTGCGCTGCGGCTTGGGCGGCGGCCGAAGCTGCGGGTCGTGCTCCTGCTGCATCAGCACAGCACCGGCAAAGTCGTGGCGCTGTAGATCGCGTAAAAAGCGCAATCCGCAATCGCGCTCGCCAGCCCGATACCATGTCGCGCTCTCTTGCGGAAAGCCGTTTGGCCCGTTGGCGAATCGGTCGCTAAACGGGTGACAGCTTTCGATAAACTGCCACACACAGCGGCGGCCGACGGCGTTTTCCAGCACGGCTTTCCAGAAGGCCGTCTCCTCGGCGGCCCGGCGCTTGGCGCGATCGCGTATCCGCTGGGTGTCTTCGGCCTCGATGGCGATCTGGGGAATCGGTTCGTCATCATCATCGGGCAGCGCGTGCTCATCCGACATTAATGATAGCTGGACGGCACGATCAGTCCCGAGGGCAGCCGTACGCTGACCGGGCGGGTTTCACGCGAAACAGGCGGTGGCTCGGGTAGGATCATCCCGATTCGCCCGGTCGCCATATCGCGCAATTGATCAAAGTCGTAGGCCATCTTGTCGAGCGTTTCGCCAAGCTTAAGGAACAGCCGATGGGCCTCGACCCGCGCTGCCCTCGATGGCATGCCGCGTACCCAGCGGCCGGCACGCTTCGGCACACCCGACAGCGCCATCCCGAGCGTCAGCCAGCGGGCATCTTCGCGGTGGACGGCAGCTTGGCGACACGCCCCCTCAGCCAACCCGACATGGCGACACATCGCCAGATAGAGGGGACCGCGGCGCGGGTGCCAGGCGAGCTGGCGGGCTTCTTCGGCGGCCTGCTTTAGATTGGTTCTAAGGCAGTCGAATATTTCAGGGGTCGTCAGTCCCGACCCAGTCGGGACAGCCTGGGTCTCAACCCAAAGCTCTTCCTCTGCGTCCGCGAGATGCGAGTCAGACCCGTCAGCGCTAGTTCGTGCAGGATCGGCCTCAACCACGGCCAGATCAGGTGGGCCTTCAGCCATCGGATCAGTCCTCCACCATCACCGAGCTCAGCGCCGTCTCGATTTCCTCCTTGGAGCCAGAGAGGATCGGGATCGGCTGCCGGCGCGGCTCGGGCGGCGCCCACGCGGCAAGAGCGCGATCGATCTCGCCGACCAGTTTGGTAATGTTGTCGTCGTATTCTGGCGTCCAATCACATTGCTGGCCGACGAGCAGCAGGCGGAGGGCGCGCAGGAACAGCTCATTCATGGCAGGGTCCACACCATCAGATAGACGTTGTAGGTGCCGTGACACTGCATCTCGACCCCCAGCGTTTTGATCGGCACCCAATTCGGCGCGAAATTCCAAAATTCATGCCCCTCCCAGGAGTTCGCCCCCGCTGGCGTCCCGAACGGGTCAAGCGGCACTCGGCCGCCTTCGCCGTTACCGGCGTTCGAGCCGTTGTGACCAACCAGATGCTTAATCTCCATGACCCGTAGGTCGGGGTTCTCAACCTCATGGATAGAGCAATCAACCCCGCGATGGCTTGAGATGACTTGGCAGTAGACCGCCGCCACATTCGCGTTTAGCGGGAACTTGGCGACATAGACGGAACCAACCGGACAAAACGCGTCGGTCCCGTTCATCAATAGGTGGCCGGTTAGTGCTGGCATTATTGCTGCGGTCCTCCGCCGATCATTGCTTGAAGTGCTGATTGCCCACCGCCCACAGGGATTTGCGATAACCCGTGCGCCGCCTGCACGGCGGGAAGAGTCGCTTCCGCCGCTTGCTGCATCGCGGCGTGCTGGGCCGCGGCCTCATCGTTCTGCTTGACCTGATCAGGCGTGTAGAGACACTTCGCCGGGAAAAACATCCGCGCCGCGTACTCTCGCGCGCACTGCTCCAAATTGAGTATCCGCATCGGGCTCGGTAAGCTGGCCGCCAGCGCTGCTTCCTGTAGCGATCCGAGGGTGGCAAAGGTGCGCTCCATCGAGGCGGTTTCACCGGCCCGTTGCGCCATCTTCATCATCGATGTGTAGGTGATCGACACCGGCACGTTTTGCAGGCTTGGCGGTGGTGGCGGCAGCAGGTCGCGGCGCTGCATGATGTTGACGACGCGGCTAATGCCGGGCGCCACCTCTTGCTCGAATAGTTCGATGACCGGCCCGAGCTGCGTGATCTTCTCGCCGATCCGCTGCGCCAACTCCATCTCGTTGCGTGGCTGGACGCCCTCCATCTGGCTAATCATCAAAAAAACGTCGGTAAAGAACGCCTTGTTAATCCGCCCCTCGACCTTCGCAATGTCCTCGGTCAGCGGCTGCATGCCCTGTGCGTTGACCTCAAATGCGGGGTAGAATTGCTGCTTGCCGTCTTGGGCGTTGACATAAGTGATCTCGCCCGGCCGGATCGAGGACGGCTTGTTCTCCAGAGAAACGTCGCCGACCATCGGCGGCCGCACCATCTTGTCGATGTACTCGCCCTTGCGGCGCTCCTGGGTCTGGATTTGCCTGGAACCGCCGAGCGCATCCATACCGGGGCCGTGGCCGTAGGGATCATTGCTGGTCGTGCTCCAGCGCGTCGCCATAAAGGGCTTTTCGTTAAAGCCGCGTAGCGACAATGGGCCATTCGCCTGCCGGCCGCGCAGCCAGTAGAACTCGCGGTAGGGGAAGTGGTGCGGGAGAATTTGGAGCGGCTTGCCGGCCGCCGCCTTGGGCGTCAGGTCGAAATTGGGCTCGATGGCGTGTGCGACAACAAACTCCTTATCGATCGAGCCGCCGCCCTCCTGCCAAAACTTCTGAACCTCAGCGGGCAAATTTTCGAGGCCAAAGAACTCGACGATCTGCGCTACCGTATAGGTAAACTCGCGATAGAGGGTGTCGACCGATAGCCGCGCCCCACAGGCGAGGAAATATTCGCCGGCGCACGGCACATAGCCGCGGATCACATCTTCCCAATCGTCGTAGATGATCATCGGCGAGGTGCCGAACACCGCCACATCCTGAAACATCTGCGCACCGGCAGCGTACCAGTTCGATGCTGCCAGCACGGCCAGCACGCGGTCCCGGACCTCATCGAGCCACAACCGCGCCAGCGGGTCGGTCATCGCCGCCATCAGGCGCGGATTGCTCGAATCCGATATCGTCGGGTCGAGGTTGAACCACGGCCGCGACGGACTCATCAGGCCGCTGAACAACCCCGAGGCGCAAATCCGCATCGCCAAGGTGGGCGTCTCATTGATGATGCTGTCGTTGACCGGGAACCCGCGATTATAAGTATTAGCCGCCACAACCCAATGATATCGGTATGGTAACAAGAAACGGGCAAGTATAGCCCAGTGCTGCCACCAGGAGTATCGCCAGCTTCGTAGTGAAGTTAGCCGCGTCTCGCCGTGGTCAAAAAGCTCAGGCCACCACGCGGCCGTCTGCCGCCATAGTGGTGCGGGCTCGCCCTCCAACCCAGCGAGCGAGAGGGTACGCGGCCCAGCGTGCTCGTAGGGGATAAAGGGGCCGTTATCGAGCGGCATCGCCACCTCGCCGCAACATCTCTTCGATCTCGCTTTCTTCTCGCTCGACGAGCTTTTCGAGGCGCGTCAGCGCGCGTAGCATCGTCTGATGCAGATCATAATTGCGTTTTTCCAAGCGATTCGCCGCCGCCAACATGAATAGTCCAAGGAACAGCTCAATGACCGTGGTTGGGGTGTTGACCCACAACTGCCAGGAATCTGAGAAGCCCGAGCGCGGACCCAAGGAAATCCAGATCAGAACCAGCAATAAACAGACCGCTGTCGTTTGCCAGGTGCCGGCTGCTTCCGAAATTTTGTCAGCAATATCAGTAAACCGCGCGCCGATTTTTTGGCTCGCGACGCCGTGATGGAAGAGCCAAACCGGCATCGCCATTTCTAGCGGCCAGGCTGCTCTTGGTCGCCCTCGCAGCAATGCGCTATCCCCGAGCCGTTGCAGGCGGGGCAGGGCTCGATCGTGATCGTGAACGACTCATCCGCCTTATGATATCGACCCCAAGCCTCCGCCGCGTTCAACTCGCTCAAAATGGTGCCATCAGGGGCCTTGTGGCGATGGCCGAGCCCGCGGCAGGTCTCGCACCTCATGCGTACCGAACCAGCAACGGGAGTTCGCGACGCAGCGCCCACTCAAGACGCGCTGCGCCGCGGCCACGCCCAGTTAGCAAGCCAACCACCCAAGCATGGCCATTCCCGATAGGAGGGAAAATATCGCAACCGTCGCCCCGGTAAGCTGCTTCTGTCGGGTATCCGGGCTCGCCGCCCCTTGGCCCGAAGTCAACACAGTCCCACCGCTGCCAGCCCCGGCGGCCGCCGCCATCATTTGCAACGCCGCATTGCCGGCCGCCGCAACGGTTGGCGCTGCGGCGCTCGGCGGGGCTGGCGGTGGAGGCGGCGGCGCGGGTGCTGCAATCTTCGGCCCCGAGAGAAAAGGCATTTACCTCACCATCTCCACGTCAAGTTTGTTGATACCATCGCGTTCAAGTCAACGCCCCGAAGTTGCAGATGCAGCCGGTGTACATCTTCCCGTAGCTTGCCGTCAAACGGATAGGCGCTTGCCGCCGCCGCTGAGCGCGTCCACAGTTCGATTGCCGGCATCGGCCTTCCCGCTATCGTCGCCCATTGCAACTCTGCCGAGAGATATAGTGCCGCGTTCGCGATACCAAGCACCAACCACCCCGCCCGCCAGAACCGCCGCGACAAACCCTGACGCCGGGGCATGCAGCGCGAAAGAGCCGGCGGCGGTAACGAGCGACGATAGGAGCGCAGGGCGTAGTTCACCGTTGGCTTGCCACAGAAGCCATCCGGCGAGCCCGACAAATAATACAGCCCCCGCGCCAAGCTCAACCAAGCCTTGGAGAAGATCGCTATGCGCATATTGATATTGCGGCAGCGCTGCGGCGAACCACCCCAGCCCCGTCCCGCGCCATGAGATGTTGGCCGCAGCGATATGCCAGATCGTCAGCCGCTCGGCGAGGCTGGCGGATTTGCCCGATACCGACGACCATAATAGCGCCGGCATTACCAGCACCAAGGCCCACCACCGAGCCGCAGTCAGCAGACCAACCAGCGCCGCAGCAAGAGCCGTCCGCGATCCACAGATCGCGAGCGGAATGACGGCCAAACCGATTGCGACAAGGTTTGCTCGTGCGATCACCGCCCAGACAAAAACCGGCGCCGCCGTCTCGGCCAACAGATCGCGATTGCCAAACAGACCCAGCGGCTCGGACCCCGCCACCATCTCGACGACAGCCACGGCGGCCGAGACGCCAACAGCCCACAGGCAAGCGGTCATAACCGGCCTGATCTCGACCGAACTGGCCGCGATCATTACCCCCGCGAGCAGGGCAAAGCCGATCAGCTCGCCAGCACCACCCCACGGGTCCGGCGACCACGCGAGCCCGAGCGCCATCCAGCCGAAGGCGATCAGAAGGGCACCGCGGTAGCACCGCGGTAGCGGCGCGGGAGATACCGCCGACACCAGCGGCAATCCCAACGACAGCACGATCCAGCGCGCCGGCATTTCGGAATTGAACCACGGCACCCACGCCACCAAAACCAGCAGCGCCAGGCCTACCACGGGCACATGTTTAAAGGGAAAACCAAAACAGGAGGGCGATCGTCACTAAGCTTAGGACAATCGTGCGAATCGCTTCGTCTGACGCCCACAGCCACACTATCTTTAGCGACCGTGCCAGCCGTCCTTGAACCACGGACCCGGCCGGGCGGCGGCCAAACCGCGCGCGATGCGCTGATCCTCCACTATCCGGTTGGCCCCCGCCGAGACCAACAACGCGTTTATGGTCCCCAAAAGCTCCAGCATGCGGCCCATCTTGCCGTCAATCGACTGCAACAGCAGAAGGGTATCGCGATCCAACAGAATCAGTCCTTTGGGTTCGAGCGGGCCGAAGCCCCAGATGGATCCCAGAGCAACCATTCCGTTCCCGAAAGAAGCTCAGACGACTGGCGGTCCAATTTTTCTGGAGATATCGCAAGGCGTCGCTGTGGAATTAAGGGCAATACTCGCGACACATTTGCAAGCTCACGGTTTCCCGTAAGCCGCAACGCTATTCTAGCAAGCCAAAGCCCAAGGCGTTCACGGCGATCCAGCGGCTATTCCTCCGCCTTGGGGCTCGGCGGCCCAGCGCGTTCGTAAACCGCGTAATCGGGGTTCGGCTGGACGGGAACCCCGTGGGACATATCGCGCCACCACGAGCTGGGCACCCGCATACTGTACTCGTTTGGCACATACGGGCGATCGCCGCCTATCTCAAGCGCGGTATTTATGTCTGGGCCAGCGCAAATCTCCGGCGTTTTGGTGATTTCTGCCAAAAGCGCCTCAATCCGCCCGATTTTCTCGTCAATCGCCCGCAAAAGCGCGATTTTCTCGCGCAAAAGCGCGATTTTCTCGCCTTCTTGCGTCATTCTTTGGCTTTTGGTTTGGCGGGCTCGGCCCGTATCTTAAAGTCGGGATGCTGCGGCGCGATAAAGCCCTGGCCGCCATGATGAGCCTGTTGCGGGGGATTCGCAGCAGCCGGCATCACAGCGGTCGGCCCGCCCGGCTGCCCAACCGTGGTCTGCTCGGCCATGTGGTGTTGCCACAATGCCAGAACCATCCGGTGAATCTCGTCGATTTGCGCCACAGAATGCGCCACCGCATGCACGTGCTCATGTTGCTCCGCATGCTCGTCGCGCTCGGGCTTGTCAGCCATTACCTCACCCCAATCAATTGGCGGCGATGGTGCCGCCGTGCGAAGCCCAAATGTGTACGTCGGTTCGTCCGTCTCAGCCACAGGAATATCATCGTAGATGCCGGCCATTACCATACCCTCGGGGTTGCCATGTCGTCCGACGTAAGCTCGTAGGGATCGTATTCGACCAGGTGCTTGCTTGAGCGCCGCCTACCCGATGTCGTCAAGCGCTTTGACGTTACCGGCTCGGCAAACGTTAGCGCAAAGGCGTCCGCCACGTCAGGGCTCATCCCCAGCCGCGCCTTCAATTGCACCTTGTCCTCAATCAGAATCGCATCGCCGCGGAACGTGTACGTCATCTGCGTCAGCGCCTGCCCCAACTCGGGGCACTCACCCGGCAATTGCCCGCCGTCCTTGATCCACTGACACGCCAACCAATACATCTCGGCCCGCTTGTTGAAATACCGCTTGTCGTTGGCCTTGGCGCTGAAGTGAACCGGCAACGGCGACTGCCCCAGCTTGCGTAGCGGATCAATCCACGTCGCGCCAAACCCGCCGGTGTCGTCGATAAAGGCCGCGTCCGCCCCCCAATCCTCGATCTTGCGGTTGACGATCGCCGCCCCCGTAAAGCCGTCAATGTTGCGATATAGGCCGGGCGTAAATGCTACCAGCCCCTGCCGCGGGAATACCACGCTCTGATCGTCACCAAACCGCGCCACGTCAACGCCCAGTATCTTCGCCTCGCGCTCAATGTCGTGGTCGCGGTAGCTGCGCCGCTCGGCAGCGCTAATATCAGACGGCCCGATCAGCGCGTCCCAACTGTGCGGCGGAAAACGCCCAAAAACATTCACCAACACCCACGGGTGCTCAACCCCGTAAGCCTCCATCATCTCCCGCGCCCATGCCACCGGCATCCGCGGCGTCCGCTTCGGATCGTCCGGGTGACCGGTAATCTCCCAGACGCGCCACAACTTGCGATCCCGCTCGCTCGCCCGGTACAGCGGCCCCGATAACTGCGTTGGGTTCCCAGCCTGGACAATGTGCGTCTCAATCCCAGACGCCATCGCCGCCTCAGCCGCCGCCATGACAGCCTCCGGCATCCCACCCGATTCGTCCAGCACGAAAAGCATGTAATCCGCATGTAACCCAGCCAGCGTGTCCGCCTGCTGCTCAGGATCCGCATCCCGACTCCACGTCCGCGCACTCGCCCAGTGAGTGTCAGGATGGTCGTTCGCAAAAATCCGCTTCGACTGCCACGTAAATAGCTCCTTCAGAAGCTCGCTCTTCTGCTGCCACTTCGCCAGCTCAGCCCATAGGCAATCCCGTAAATTGTCCCCCGTAATGCTGGTGGCCGCAATCTTCGCATGCGGCCGCGTCAACAGAAAATTCCAGATCAACCACGCCAGTAAACAGGTTTTTCCGGGGCCTTTACAGTTGTGCGTAACTATAAAATCACCAATCTGAAAACATGACGAACGATGACCAACCCCTATACAAACAACATCGCCACTACCATCAGGATCTATACTTTCAATATAACGGGTGTAACGATGTTTCTCAGGAACATGCCAACGCTTACACTTTTCCGCGGCGGCCAGAAATGGCGGTTCTGGCCCCGATATCATCGCTCGATAGCCGTCGCGAAACCCCTCATGTGGATAGGGGCCACCCCTCCAGGCACAATACCCAAGCGACCGGGCGAGCCAGATAAAGTCGTCGATCAAACGTGCCGACGAGGACGCGAGATAAGTCTGCCCATTCAAGCACACCGTCCCATCCGCATCCATCAGTCCGCGCAGCAAATCCAACCGCTGCGAGCGCGACGCGCGCTTGTAGCGTTCCGGGATGTACTTCTCGTGCGAGCGCAATTGGCTGACGCCGGTCTCTCGCAGCCCGGAGATGCCGTCGAACCAAATATCCTTCTCACCTTCGGCCGTCCGCCTAGGGTGCCAGCCCATCTCTCGACGCGTCAGCTCTTCCCTAATAGCCTCGTCCGGGCAAACCAACGTCGCCTCGTTGGCAACCCCATCGCCGAGCCACAAACCAAACACATACGGGTCCAACGGCTGCGAGCGAGCTGCGTAATCAACCGAACCCTGTACCGGAATGTTGTATTGGTTCTGCCCACTCGGCATCTTGACGCCACCACCCAACAATTCCAGCGTCGTCAGATCGCGCTCGCGCCCCAGCTTACGATCATACGGTGACTGAATCCGCCAAAGGTGCTCACCACATACCCGAACCGAACACCCGTCCGAAAACGTCACCCGATACAGCTCAACGTTCGCTTGCTCAAAGCGAGCCATAACCCGCGTCCGCAAACCATCCCGCGCGAAAACCTCGTCGCCAACCGCGATGTCACCCCACCGTCGAGCGCCTCCCGGCGTCTCAACCCACTCCTCAACCCATATCGGCGCCTGCATC